GCTCCTTCTAATCAAGTTTGAGGGTACTGAACAGGGTTCAATACTATTTTGTATACCGTCCTCCCGGTTAATAGCTCTTATAAAACGGGGCGCCGCAAAATCGCATGAGGGTAAAATCCTCACCGGCGGCTGTTTCCTCGTAAAATTTGTTACTGGTTGATCCTGAGCTATGTGTCTCAGTAACAAATCGGTACCGTCTGGTAAATGTGTCCTCAACCTCTCCCGTGTTGTTGATTCCCGTCAAATCATCACAAAAGGAATATAAGAAAAGGTTATTAGTGTAGCACGGCAATTCCACCTCAATGCCGGCGTTAGTGCTTGGAACAAAGTTGACAGTACCTGTTAAAAAACTCCAAACACTGTCGGACGTGAACGCCCCCGTGTAAACCTGTGCTGCAGCATCTTCTGGCTGCACAAGCGAAATTGCTGTACGTAATGAAGTGGCCGTCGAGTGAGTAACAGTGTAAAAGCGTAAACGCTTTCGCATGCCACCTCGAAGACCCAAGTAAGCGTATCGTAAATACGACAGCAACGTGGGGGTAAAAACGGTTGCAGTACCAAATGCTGGTTCTATCGGAGGTACTATGGGGGCAACCATTTGAAAGTTCAGGTAATTGCTGGTGGGATCACCGAAAGCTTCACGATAGTTAGTAGTAAATCGTTTCATAAGTAGGCGGAAAGAAGGAATTCCTTCGCCAAAATGTAACTCACTAACGTGGGACACGTCTGCGGTGCTAGGGTTAAGCTCTACGCAGGATACTGGTTCACCAGCAATATCTACTCCTGATTCGGCATAAATGGTCTCACGACTAGTTGGCAAAGATACCCCAGGCTGATTTACAAGTAGGTTGTTTGAGTAAACATAAACGTTCACCTGAACATCTGAATCGTCTGGGGATTGTAGACGGGTAAAGGGAGCTACGCCAATGTAGCCGTTGCAATATGAATCTGCATCCGTGACACCAGTTACACCAATGTTGGTGATCTTTTGTAGTCTTCCAGTTTGAGCCCACGCACGGTGGAAGCCCCAATTGACACAAAACTCTACACATTGCGTTTGTTGAATATCAATAACATGTGTGAACTGTTTGTTAGTTGAGAGGTCTGCGTCTATGAGGGCATGCTGGTAAATGTTGGGCTCGTAGTAAAACAAGATCTTTCCACGGTGATAAGCGGAACAAACAATCTCGAAACGGAAAATCAAGTCTCCCCGCCAATAAAAGAAAGGCAAAGCAGCAAATGCTAATGCAGTTGGCTGGTAAGAGGTAAAAGCACCGACGTGAACCGTTTCAAGCAAAGGGTTGACTTTGCACTTAAACATTGGGGCAACGAGGGGGTTCGCAGCATTGTCCCAGGTGAAAGTCGTCAAGTACGTACACCGACTACTGATACAGGTAATAGCCATGTCATCAGCTTCGGTACCACATGCACTAGAATCTATCGTTAGTTCTTGCTTGGGATCGACACAAATCCTCTTGCAAGTTTCCCAACCTATGCATTGTGCTCCGTTCGCAAACGGCTGATTTTTTACAAGCATGTAGTCCTTCTCCACTACAGGCTTCGACCAACCGAAAATTGCGCTAACGCGTGCTGCAGCTCCAAAAGCAATGGTGCTTGCAAGTGCGTAAGGGCGCAACCAAGGAATTGACGTAAACTTCGATACAATATCTGCGGCCTTAGTGGCAAAATGTTCCACAGGCCCAACTTCGCGTTCGTCAACCCCAGATTCAGTGGTCACAACTGTTTGTGAGGCCGTTGGTATTCCAAGTTCAACATCTTCCGCCCATGCAATAATCTGTACGTATAATTCGGAAGGGACGCCACTGGTAACAGCGGAGACAGGATTGATACTATAGAAATATAAAGTCCCAGCATTCTCAAAATCGGCAAATGAAGTGACATCCGACAAAGCGGAAGTCGATGAATTCCATAGCCTATAGAACGGTTTCGGAGAAATGAAGGGACAGTGTACGGTAAGGGGTTTGTTTGCTTTCACATCGATGGTGGCAGCTCCAGGTGCTTGAGAGAGATAGTTGAGCATTAGAGGTCTCCACGTGGCATCAAATGCCAACGAGGCGGAATGCTCTGACAAGCACGTATTGTGCAATGGATATGGTTGATATGAAACCAACACACGTCCGTAATGGAAAGGAGTGCCAGAAATCGAAATCATCACCTTGAGATCACACCGAAGTGAATTAAAATTGCGCAGTTTCGATCGAATAGTAGGGTTAAGAGACCAAAGATCCCATATGGGAAATTCGGAATTGACATTAGTTCCGGGTGTAATCGAAAAACTCGCAATCTCAATAGGACGAGACAAAAAATTTGCAATACTCAAAAAAGAAGCCTCACCCTGGGATAGTGGTTTGGATTTGCCACCCGTGACATCATCATAGCCATCTCCAGGGGAATCCTCAAAATTCTCTATAACTTTCGTTTCATCCAGTGCACCAGCGGATGCATCGAAGACACCGGACTCGGCGTATACTTGTATATCATACTCCTTTCCGCTGAGTTCCAATCGTCTTTTAATCACCATAATAGTTGCATTAACGTCCGCAAGGCGTTGATATACCTTCTGAACTCCCACGTCCTCCGAGACAGGCTGGGAGCGGGACCTTCGAATTCGTGCAACTCGTGGCGTAACTTGTCCTCTTGCATTCTTTTTCAACCATGCAGCACAATGAGTGCGGATAGAAAGATAGCCCTCCAGCATATCCTCCAAACTGCCAGAAGGAATGTCCTCAAACAGTCGATGCGCTGACGAATCGCCACGCAAACAGGCCGGACAACCTTTAGGCACGGTATCTCTTACTTCTTCTAAAAACTTCTCTTCATACTGAAATTTAGCATGCTTATTGGTGCGCACTAGGGACCCAGCATATGGTCCTCGTGCAATGCTAAGGTTCCCTCTTTTTGGCAGGTCACCAGAAACCCAGGCTGAATAGCCCTCCACAGTCTCGTATCCGCTTTCTGACTTCACTCCGAATATAACTTTGTGAACGTCTTGAAAGGTTGGCAAGGACTGAATGCCAACAGGAACACCATAAAACTCCGCCAAAACCTGGGAGAGATGGTCGCGGATGCTCTCAAATTGATCCTCACTTTTGCAATGGAAATAAAACTCCCAAAGGGCACTTGCAAAAGTTGAAGAAATTTGATCTTGTGCACTAACAAATTCCGAGGGAATCGTCCAGATAAGCGATTTATAAATGGAATCTATTTCTAAGGGTGCAATGATCATGTCGCCAAAAGGCGACTTAACGAAGCGGCGTTTCAGGAAAGTCATAAGTTCGAGCGGAATAAATTCCGGTACAACTTCCGTCTTATCGGTAGAAGTAAACTCCATACCCATATAATTCTTGACTAAAGACTGAAAAACAGCTCCGTTGAAAATGTGTCTCTTGTTCTCATGAACAGCAACTAGCAGATCATCACCGTATGTGGCCAAACGTATGTTTTCAAAGAATGGTTCATCGCAAACTTGGTACCACAAATACATAACGATAACCAAATTGCGCATACAATTGTCCTCAGCGGTGGCATATTTGCCTGAAGGCTGAAGACCACCACGCATAAAAACATCACTGCAAAGAGACACCCAGGGAAAGCATGCGTCACTCAAAACTCCATCAACAACTCGTTGAGCTTCATACGAGTAACCGCACCTCCTAACAAATTCCGACACTATGCCCGCAACGCACATACCAACTTCAGGGGGCATCGAGACATCGAATCCACCGTAATCACCCTCAAAAACATATGGCGAAAAATCCACGAGAGAGTGATAAAGGGCATCGAACCCAGTGTGAGCATTAATGCCCACTGTTGCTCCAACTAAATCTCCACGCTCAACCAAAAGAGTGTAAAAGGGAGAGAGCACCATGCGGGACACAATGAGATAGACAAGCGGAATTACATAAAAAATGCGTGTTTTCCCAGTTCTTGCCTTCTCTAACAGTCGAGGCTCATCCTTGCAGGATCCAACGAAAATTGGACTAAGACAGTACCCATCCTGATATTTCTCAATAGCTTCAAGAACCAGAAGCATAACTTCTTCAGTGGGCATGCGGGTGAAGTGATCTTCCAAGGGGAGATGTTTCCCCTTAGTGCCAGGGAGGCCGAAACCTGCAGATGTGCTGGCTGTTATACGGCGGGTGAAAGGATCATCCTCCACTCCATTAATGGCACACTCGACAGTCAACGGGCTAATCTTCTCATCCACGAGAGGATCAAGACGCTCCAGAATCTCCTTTTGAACTCGCAACAAAGTTGCGGTGTTCAATTTACGAACAGGCCGATTCATCTTCTTCAGGGCAATATTGTAGGGATTGAAGTACTCTCCATTGCGAATAGTAGGCCGCATCATAGGCGGACAATACAGGGAGGTAATTTTAGCCCCAAAGATAGCCTTGATTGCTTTGGAATGCGTTTCCCATCCTCTTGTGTGTACGATTTTGCTCTTGTTATTCAGCATAACCGGACCTGGAACTTTTCCTGCATAAGACAAATTCTGTAAATGTTCAAATCTAAATGCAGATCTCTCAATCGGCGTTTCCAGTTCCGGCATCGTCAGACTTTGGGAGAATAGTCCCGGGAAAACTGTAGAACGCGATAAAGCGTCAATGCCAGTCTCCAGGCGGGTCCGGGAAATGACAGTAGCATAAGCTAAATCGTCAGAGCCGCCAGCAAAGTGAATGCCAGAAACAAATGCTCCCGATTGCGTTCCCACAATAAGAGGGAGACCACAGTGTCCTTCAGCATGTTCAGGGAAAGAAAAAGCGTAGCACTTAGAGACAACAAATTTGGTAGCCACCGTGCCCTGTTTGGTAATGGCATTGTGATTAACGGTCTGAGAAGCCACAACGTGACAATATGTCCGTTTTTCACAAACAATGGCATCTGAAGCCTTAGGGAAACCTTCCCCTTCAGCAAAGTGCTTCAACAAATCACGACACTGTATTGGCATACTAACGAGTGTCATGTCGTCACCTAGATCAAGATAATCTTCCTTGGTAATGACAAAGGTATTGCGCAAGTCATTGGCGGAGGGGGAGAGAGTGGGACTCACTCGAATCTCAAAATCCTCCATACCATGTCGCGCATGCGTGTTCATCAAGAAAAAATTACCTCGTATACCAAGCATGTAGCTGTGAACAAGCTTGCCGTGCACAACAATCTGGTAATGACGAAGGTTCTTCAGGGCATATCTTCCCAATTCCTCTATAGATCCTTTATGTGGATGCTTGAGAGGAGTAACCTGCTCGTTCCAAATCTTATGCTCCAGTTTGTTAGGTATTCTCTTATATCCAGGCGTGCACTTCAGGGCAGTTTCCACTAGATCAGTACGATCTTTTGTGGTGACGCTATAGTCAACCTTGTCTTCAGCTCGAACTTTGCACCGCTTGAAAAACATTGCATAGAAACCTGCTGTTATAGAAAGCATTGCAGCAACTTTGCAAATGCGGCTACGCAGTTTTGGACTCGAGAAGGCATGGCCAGCATAGCCTGTAACTTGATAAGCGAAATACTTTATGCGTGCAGTGACACTTTCTGCTCTCATACGGAAAGTAGCGAGCGCTGAAAGTTTTAAACGGTGGCTAACGCACAAATACAGGACATGCAATAAACTAAACACAAGGAATGGCCACCCAAGCCTTCCAGCAAACCAAGTCAAGGAAAGACTGTAAATGACCGCAAAGGTTGCGCAAAGGTTGGGATAAGCGGTAGTGAAACGCGAGTTCACGCGAAAATGCCATGTTACAAAAAACCACACCAAAAGAGAGTAAGAAGCCCAGCGTATTTCTTCACCGTAGGCTTCATCAAGCTGCGTGTAAGCCAAGGATAACCAAGGTCGTATACGGCCATAACTTTGTGCAACTATTTCTGCACCCGATTCCGCGACTACATCATCTACGAATTTCTCTTCGTTAATAGAGTAGCCGTTACGCTCTGACACCATGCGCACCTGTTCTTCATCTGAAAGATGTTTCCGAAAATGTCTCAACAGAAAATTCTCAAAGGTTGAAATTGATGAAGTTCGCAAAAGGACTGTCTTCACGGGGATATTGTGGTTGTCGAGATTGCCAGGGATGTACTTGTAGACTTCAATCTTGTAAATGTCCAGGAAATGTTCTCTGTCCCCATTCTGCCAACCAACGAGAGACTTGTCCTTATCTAACGCAGTGACACCGTTCCCATCTTGCTTATACTTGTCCTTCACCTCCAAGGAGACGAATAGAGGACGACGTAAAACAGAGATTGGAGTATGGTGAGTCTTGTCTGCGTTTAGAGTCGGGTTATTTGTGTCGCCCGTAACCAATCCAGGGTTCGCATAAATTGATCCCTTATTTCCTAGTTCTGCCATGTTCAATCGATATGGGCCGGAATCGACCAACGAATTGAAAATCGACATAATAGGATCGCCTCGTGACTCAGCTAGGTTACCTCGCATGGAAGCCATTTCTCCGATGTGAAAAATCTTGGTAATATCAGGGATATACCCATCACAATAAGGAGAGTCATAGGCTTGGTTGAAGACCATTCGGGAATCATATTCCCATCCGCGAACGCGACAGTATGCCGTATGGACAAACCTCAAAAATTGAGATTTACCAATATGGGGAGGGCCCACAAGGACAATACAAGCAGGGGTGAGACGATTTGAAGCGTGGAGACGTGATTGGATACCAGTGACCACACGCTGTAAAGCGTGTAACTCATGCTCCAAGGTGTCCCTTCTGCGATCCCGTTTAGAAATTGTGTCCAACAACTCTTCTGCATTGGAAATGCAGGGCACAGCTTGTAAAAGGAAATCCTCATTGGAGGTATATCCTTCCAGCTTGCCAACGGGAATAAGGTTCTCCGAGTCAGTCAGGAGCGCAGAGATCTTTTTGATAGTGTCCTTAACTGGATCGCCAGACGTTAAAACCTCTAAAAGAGGCAGTCCTGCAATCCATAGCTCGAAACGGCTCAACATGAAAATGAGGGATTCTCCCACTTTTTCAAGAGCTTCCAAAGTAGAACAACGTTCCAACTTTCCAAGATGCTTGCGTGCGGCAAAATAATACTCCTTAGGAAATAGTTCCAGGGAAAAAACGCCAACGAGGATATTTCGGAGATTTTCCAAAAACTCCCCGGCAAACGTATACTGGAGTACCTCCAACACACCACGCGCATTATCTGACAGTGCTTCTGAACTAACACCATCATACACGGATTCATCAGGAATGTCTCCCTCACTTGCACCTGTCAAGAGAGACTGAACACGTTTCAAACTAAAGAGAGAGCGAACTCCACGAGGGAGCGTGATGTACCAACAAGCAGTATAGACCAATTTCATTGACAGACGGTTTGTAGACCGCATTTTACTGCAATACATGCCAGTCGTTACTAAAACGGGAAGAACATTCCCCGTCCAATCTTCCTCGGAAAAAATCACCTCATAGGCTTTCTGGAAGCAATTTGTGAACCAATATGACACGCGATCGAATCGCGAGGGGTCCTTTTCATCAAACAGGAAAGCTTCTGCGGCTTCCAAGAATTGGGGGCTCTCAGGTTGAGGATCATAATCCTCTGAGGCAACGTGGCGCAATATATATGGCGAAACGTTCTCTCCCAGTGTATCAAGATACTCATCTCGATCCACTTTATCTTCCTCATCATAAAGAAACCCACTGCTAACATCGCTATCAGCATCATCAAAAAAGGCATTAGAGGTAAGGTCATCCACTCCACTCTCTGCACTGACAGGGCCTGCATTCTTAAGTTTCTTCTTGAGGGCGCGCTCTTCCTGCTTCCTCACGCGGAAGGAATCTCTTTCCTCCTTCTGCTCAGCATAGTATGCTTTAACTTTGCTTCGCTTCTCACGTTGGAACTCTCGCCTAGTACTCTTCTCTTGTCGACGAGCATAGGCATCTATGGCGGAACCGGTGGGCTCAAAGAATTGAGTTTTTTCTCTATGAGTTCCTAGACCTCTATTGTTCTTATACTTAGAGCTAACCTTCTTAGCTTGTTTAATCAGCTCAACAGGTGGTCCATGATCCTTTCTCTGAGCACTTTTCTTCTTCTTTTGATTGTACGCAAACATATCAGCAAAATCAGGGTCAACACGATCCATAGAAGAGAGCGCTTGGTACGGAACATACTTCAAACTAGTACTGCGTTTCGATTTCTTAGAGCTTTTTTCCAAAGAGGAATTATACTCACTAATTACAGCACGGGCAGCCTTACGCGAGGGGGCGCGGCTGGCTGCCAGACGTATTTTTAAGGGTGCATCGTTCCAATAAGGGTTATCAAGATCGTACTTCTCGTCAGGATATGACAAATTGTACGTTGTCTGCTTACCGGATATTTGTGACGCAACATATGCCCCGGGTTTTGCCGCACGCTTTGCTCTTTCAACGTTGACTTTCTCAATCTGGAGCAAGTTCTTTGCGGCGCTCACGGTCATCTTTTGTTTAGACGACGCGTAAACCACTTTCGAATCAATCTCGTAAGCGGCTGGAAGGTCTACTACCTTCCGGGACGTGATTCCACTCTTTTGGGCGGTGGTATCTTTACCCATTGACTTAGAGTCAGCAACGGAATTTTGTGCCGCTTGCTATCAACCGTTAATCGATAACAAGCAATGGCAGGGTTTATCCATATTTATACACGGGAACTGGTAATCCAAACCGTGTGATCATCATTCAATAATGAATGAAGTGTCTAAAGTATGGCGTACTAAAGACATTCGTCGAGACCTACTGACGACCATAGTAAAGTAGGTGTTTATCAAAGCTAGCCATGGTAGCCGAAGACAAATGTTTAAGGCAAATGTCAAAAGGGGTCGTTACCTTCCCCAACCCAGTAAACTGGGCCAGAAATGCTATATAGCCCACATATCAGGGGAGAATGAAAATATTCAGCAAACGTCGTTAAGTTAGTAACTAGAACGACGAAAACAGAAGTATTCATTCACACCATAATAGTGTATTCAACAAATCTGTTGATAAAAAAGGAAGAGGGAAAAATCCC